AGGCTTCTGAGGAACAGGGATGAAGTGGATGCCATAAGGCAGGCCAGGGCGCAGGCGCAAGCGATGCAGCAGCAGATGCAGTTGATGAAAGATGCCGCTGAAGTCGGTAAAACTGCTTCAGAAATAGCGTTGTGAGGTCAGATGATGAAGAAAGACTTTGAAGACCTGAAGCACGAATATCAGATGGTATTTACAAGCAAGGAAGGCGGTGATGTGCTAAAAGACTTGAAGTCAGTGTGTTTCTACGGATTTTCGCCTTATGTGAAAGATTCCGTGAGAGAGACAGACAGGCGGATAGCGAAGCAGGAGGTATTTCAGTACATAGCAGATATGTTAGGTGAGGAAACGTTCAAAAAATTACAGACGGAGGTTTTGAATAATGACTGAAGATTTCGGTCCCGAATACGGGGCACCCGAAACAGAAACACAGGAACAGACTACTACCGAAGCTGCGTCCTCTCAAGAGGAGACCGGAGCTTGGTGGGAGAGCTTGCCTGACGACCTCAAATCTGAACCTACCGTGCAGAGGTATAAAAGCACGGAGGATGCAATAAGAGGTTTGGTCAATGCCAATAAGCTGATAGGCAAAAAAAGAATTGCCATGCCGACTCCCGATGCTCCGAAAGAGGAGTGGGATGAATTCTATCGGGCTATCGGCAGGCCGGAAAGCCCTGATGGGTACAAGATCAACATAGAAGACGCTGATGAGGATATATTGAATGAATTCAAGAGATTGGCCCATGAAAAGGGATTCACTCAACAGCAGATAGAAGGTATCGAAAAATTCTGGGAAGGGTTCCGGCAGAAAACTGCCGAGAAAGTAGAACAGCAGATCGAGCAATTGAAGGAAACGGCATTGACCGAGTTACAAAAAGAATGGGGTAACAATTTCGATACTGAAATCGAAACAGCGAGAAAAGCCGTCGAAACGCTATGTGACGATGAACAAAAACAACTATTGAATGCAGGACTTGGTAACGATCCGAGGGTCATCAGATTGTTCAACCGTATAGGTAAAATGCTTGGCGAAGACAAGCTGTCTTCAGTAACAGGCAAAGGTGGATTCACCATAGATGCCAAGAGCGAGCTCGCAAAACTGAAGAATGACCCCAAGTTCATTAAAGCCCTGCAAGACTCGATGAACCCCGAACACGACGAAGCTGTGAAGAAGTTCAAGCGACTCCACGAAATAGCGTTTGGCGAATAGATAGTCGGGTACCCGTAAGGTCCGGCGCACCGGTTTTTATCAGGTCCCTGCAAAGGGATACCCTGTAAGTGTAACGAAATATTAATCAAAGGGAGCTGATAAAAATGTCCATGCAGATTACGACTGCAATGGTGCAGGAATATAAGTCGGGCATAGAAATTCTTTACCAGCAGAAACGAAGCAAACTTCGTGAAGCTGTAAGGGTAGAGCCCGTTGAAGGTAAGTACGCTTTCTTCGACCAGATAGCGTCGGTGGAAGCGAAGAACAAAACGACCAGGCATGCTGACCTGGAAGTCGTAAGCACGCCGCACAAAAGGCGTCGTGTTGCGCCGGTAGACAAGTACGTAGCTGACTATATCGATCAGGAGGATTTGTACAAAATCCTCAACAACCCCACCAATGCCTATGCGATGAACTTTGCGATGGCGTTGAATAGGGCTATCGATAAGGAGATAATTTCGGCTGCGCTTGGACCTGCGTATACCGGTGAAACCGGTTCAGAGATCGTGCCGTTTGATACTTCAAACATGACTGTTGCTGCTGATGTAGGCAGTACTAGTGCAACCGGAATGAATCTGGACAAGCTTCGTGCGGCCAAGGAAATACTGGATGAAAACGAAGCACCGGACGATGAACGGAATATAGTCATCGCTCCGAAGCAGTTGATGGAGCTTCTGGCCACTACGGAGGTCACTTCGGCTGACTATAACACCGTGAAAGCTCTTGTAGCCGGTGACCTTGACACGTTCCTTGGATTCAAGTTTATCAAGAGCAACAAGCTGAGTGCTGATAGCAATGGGTACCGTGAATGCCTGTTCTGGCACAAGAATGCACTGCTTCTTGGTATCGGCCGGGAGATAGGTGCTTCGATAGATCCTGTTCCTCAGAAAGGTCAGTCCCTGCTCATCCAGGCATGGCTTGGGATGGGAGCGACCCGGATGCAGGAAGAGGGCGTCGGCAAGATTCTGTGTGCCGAGTCATAGGGGAGGTGTAAACAATGGCTGATGTAAAGGGTAAAAACAGAACTATAATCGAAGAAAGGAAATACCTCGACCCCGGCACATGGAATGCAAGGGCCAAGGTGTCCTTCGACGAGTACGAAGCTGCCGGGCTTGAGGCTGCCAGCACCATCACGATGATGACCATACCTAAAGGAGCTAAGATCGTAGGCGGAAAGGTCTACTTCGATGCTCTTGGGACTGGTACAGCTATCGATGTAGGTATAGCTGGTGATCCATACAAGTATCTGAATGGTGAGGTTACCGAATCTCCAGGGAGTGCCGACATAGGTGATGTGGACACGCTGTTTAAGACGCTTGAAGATGATGAGACGCTGATTGTAACAACTACCGGAGCTACTACCGGGACCATCAAGCTGATGGTCATGTACGTGCTGGAATAACCTTAAAAGGCGGGGCTTCTGCCCCGCCTTTATTCAAGGTGGTGTTTTAAGTGGCAGAGCCTGTCTCTATATGCAACAGGGCTTTAATGTTTCTCGGTGTGAATAATATCATCTCTTTACAGGACGATACCAAGGAAGCCAGGGCGTGTTCCATGGTGTTTTATGAGTGCTTTTGGGAGTTCCTCGGTGAGGCCGACTGGTCTTTCGCTACAAAGACAAGGAAACTGACCGCTACAGGCGAAGCACCCGATGATACAGACTACACCTATGAATTCGAGTTGCCCACTGACTTCTTGAGGGCGCTTCAGAATACAGGCGAAACGGTAAAGGAAACCGTAAAATGGGAGCTTGTCGGTAACAAGATATATGCCAACGAGAATCCTATAACGTTGACCTATATTCACGGCACTATAACGGTTATGGATATGCAGGCCAAGGCAAGAGCGGCATTGGCCTATCTTATAGCTTCCCAGATTGCTATAAGCCTTACCGGTAATCCTCAACTGGCAACACTTGCTTATGAGCTTTACCAAAAGACTCTGATAGACGTATTGGCCGCAGATGCGAGGACTAAAAAGTTCCAGCCGGAAATAAGAATACCGTTTACGGAAACAAGGTGGTAATATGCGGATAATAGACCACTTTATGACCAACTTCACAGCAGGTGAGTTATCCCCTAACATGATGGGAAGAACCGATGTAGAGCGATACTACAACGGTTGTTTTACCCTTGAGAATTTCATCGTCCTCCCACAAGGTGGTCTTATCAGGCGTCCGGGAACAAGGTTTGTCTCTGCAGTAAAAGACAGTTCAAAAAAGACACGGCTTATCCCCTTTATTTTCTCAAACGAGCAGAGTTATATACTGGAGTTCGGAGACCATTACATGCGTGTCTGCGCTAACGGCGGACATGTCATACGCACTGTTGAAACCACTGATGCGTGGGTCAGCGGTACCGAATACAAGGCTTATGACTATGTACATAACGGTGACCTGATCTATAGATGTATTCAGGCCCATACGGCAGATAACTCCAACAGTCCGGGTTCTGGCGTGGACTGGGAAACCTATTGGATTCAGGATGATATATACGAGATATATACCCCCTATGCCGATTATGATTTAGACCTGATTAAATATGCGCAATCAGCAGACGTATTGTTTCTCGTACATCCCGACTATCTTCCGCAAAAGCTGTCAAGGTACTGGCATGATGACTGGACTATCGAGGACCTTGAACCGAAATATGGGCCCTTCCTCGATGAAAATGTCAGCGAAGATCATTTGACTGTATCCAATACAGATGGAAAGAGAGGTTCCACCTGTACGGTTACCGCTTCAAGCGCACTGTTCTCTTCCGATGATATAGGCAGATGGATAAAGATACGATACACCGTAGAAGCAGAAAGTCTTTCTTCGGGACAGCAGACTGGCTCAGGCTCGCCATGGAGTTCAAGTTCATGGGAATGCGAAGGCGAATGGGAATTCAGGGCGACATTTTCCGGCACTACCGGCAAGTTATGGTATTTGCAGTTTTCCATCGACGGCGGGACTACATGGAAGAATTACTATGCAATAGATGACAGGATCAACACCACTATAGAGGGCAGTGCTGAACC